AGTTTTAATATCACTGACGTCTCCTTTAATCTTAAATTCATTTTTACCTGGCGCTAATGTTATAATGCCTCTATTTGTATCAATTCCCACTCTATTTATATCTCGATATGCATACACACCATCTAAAACAAAATCAGTGTTTTTATCTATACTTTTGTTGTACTTAAAAATATCACCTGTTGTATAGTTAACCAGTTCAAATCCTCCACTCGCATTTAAATTAATTAATATTTTCAAATCGTGCTTGAATCGTGGATTTATCGTATCAGTAGAACCGTTCCAAATAGTAAATTGATTTGATGTATGAGTATATTTAGGTGTGAAATCAAGAGGAATTCCATTTTCAAACATCCAATTAGAGTCGAATAAGAACTCGCTATCGGTCCAATTAACTGATTCAGAATACCCTTTATAAACATTTAAACTTACTTCAATTTCAGTTGAAGAACCATCTTTTAAATTAGATGTAACATTAGCTGTATTCACTGCATATTTAACACCAGGCATTTGAGAAGTAATAACATAATAAGGATGTCTGCGATTAAACACAGATCTAAACCAATGCTCAAATAAATTTAAATCTATAACATCTATACCATCATAGCCAAACCTTAATACTAATGAAAAAGGCGCAAAACTAATTGCGCCCGGTAAAATACCATCTACTCCGTTAATAGTTACACTGTTATCATTGGTGTTTGGACTTTCAGCCCTTGCATCTAAAAATATAAGCTGATTAAAATCTGTTATTACTTCTTCCTTGTAACCATCTATGATTTTTACAAAAGATTGCATTAATTAGTCAAACCTCCCATATAATTATTTGCATTTGCTCTATGCCCACTTTGTTTTGACAATATTTTTTCTAAACCTCTAATTGCATCATTAGAACCTAAGTTATTATCCTGAGAAGAAACAGTTTGAATCAATGCATCTGTTAATTTATTTCCTTTATCACTTAACATAACAATTTGTTTCAACAATTTTTCAACTGTTGAAGTATCATTATTTACAGTGATGTTATTTGGCTTGCCATCCATACCGATGATGCGCATAACCTGTTCAGTTAATTGAATTGCTCGTTTACGTCTAGTTAAAGGGATAACCATCTCCTGTTTATCTCCTTCACCCACTTCAGCAAGTTGATGCTTTGTAATCAAACCACCATTCGCATATCTTCTTGGACCACTTGGAGACCAACCACCTCTTGGGTTAAACTGTGAGCGCCAATATCTGTTGTTAAAGAACGCTAATAACTGATCGTAACCACTATATATATTGTTGTGACCTCTAACAGCATAATGTCTAAATGTTTGTGGGATATATTGAAGCAATCCTTTTGCTGGATTGCCCTGTAAAACGTTGATGTCTCTAAGCGCACTAGATTGAGTTATACCTGCATTTCCTCCTGATTCGTGTTGAATCAAGCTAATAATATTTCCTACATCACCCGAAGTAACATTAACACCCATTCGTTTTGCTGCACGACGTATATCGCCTGCCCAAGCAGATGCAGCCTTATTAACACCTGAACCACTTCGAACGCCACTACCTTTAAGTGACTTCAACCATTTTTCTGGATCTTTAGCTGTATCATTCCCTGGATGTGACCCTTGCATCAATTGGAAATGTAAGTGTGCTCCTCTAACGAAATTACCTGTAGCACCTGATTTCCCTATCAGTTGACCAGCTTTAATACGTTGGCCTTGTCTTGCTAATTGCTTAGATAAATGCATATACCAGTTCCATTCATTAGCACCAGTCTTAATTTGTATAGAATTACCGCCACCGTAATCAGTCCATACCTTATCTGCTATACCACCTTTAACGGCATAAACGTTTGTTCCAGAAGGCATACCAAAGTCTATACCATAGTGACGACCGCCATTAAAGTTAAGTCCACCTGTGTAGCGTCCAAATCTTTGCCAGATTGGATATTCAAATAGATAGCTTCCATCGCCTCCACCACCGAAATCTTCAAACCACGATTTTACTTTGTCTACTAATTTCTTTTTGAGCAATGAGTATGCGCCTTTAGCTATTTTTACTGTAGCGTTAGCTCCGCCTCCAAAATTAATATTTAAACCTGACATTACTTTATTTACTAGTTTCCCTGGATGTTGTACGTAATCCCACACATCGCCGATTTTATCGCCTAACCAAGATGCACCATCTTTGATTTTATCGCCTGCTGCTTCAACCATTTCTTCTGCACCTTTTTTGATATTATGCGCTGTGTTTTTAGCTGTAGCTCCAAATTCTCCTGCTTTTTTACCTATATTACCTTTAAGTTGGTCTAGCCAATCTTTCTTTTTCGTACCTCCATGAAACTTTGGTAAAACACCCATACGCTGTAACTTCAGAGTGTCATTAGCATTTATTACGCTATCCCCAACTCCTAGTGGAACAACCACATCTCGTCCTTGGGGTGCATGGAATGTTCCGTCAGCCCTGTGAATTACTTCTTGAACTCCACCACCTGGGGCGTTTCCAGAACCTCTATCATTTAATACAGCAAATGTCGGTTGCGTTAATGCTCCCGAATTATCGGTAGCTACACCCTTTCCTGCTAAAGTACCAGTAGACAATGTAGGTATTGGCTTGATGAGATTTTTATCAGTAATGGCTTTAGATATTTTATTAATACCGCCAATCATGCTATTCAAACCGCCAATAGCTTTATTAGCAACATTTTTACCTAAATCAGCCGCAGCTCTTCCCATGTCTTTACCAATATCTCTAATCCAATCATATGTTTTGGATAGCCATTTTCTAAAACCATTAAATACTGATTTAGCGTTAGACCATGCCGAACTTGAAATTGCATCAAAACGATCGTGGGCTCTTGAATACATATCCCCAGTCCAATCTTTTAAAGATTTGTATGAGTTACTAAACCATTTCGATGTTCCTTTCCAAACGGATTTTGCATTCGACCAAGCTGTACTAGAAATATTATCCCATTTCGCGCGAGATTTATTAGCCATATCCGTTAGCCAGCCCTTTGCACTTTTATATGCATTGCTAAACCATTTTGATGTGCCTCTCCAAATAGATTTTGAATGCGCCCAAGCTTTATCTGAAGCATCTGAATACTTTTGCTTAGTTTGATTGTAAATACTTCCTGTTGTCGATTTAACAGATTGCCAAGCTTTTCCAAACCATTTACCAGTACTATTAGCTATAGCCTTAGTGTGGTATCCTACAGAACTTTTGGCTGAGCTCCAACCTGAACTTAATTTGCTTGGAATCCCTTTGATTCCGCTCCACATTTTTTTCATTTCGCCGCCAAAATGATTAGCATTTCTGCCCATTTTACTAAAGGCTTCGCCAGTTTTACTTTTTACGCCGTCCCAAGCATTTCCAAACCATTTCTTTATATTTTCTCTGTTTCTACGAGCTGTTTCTTCTTGTTCTTTAGCGTATTTATCGCTTTTTTTCTTTTGGTCTTCTCTAAAGTTAGACCACCAACTTTTAAGGCCATTCCACCACTTTTCAGTATTTTTATATACACGTCCACTGGATAAATCCATTTCTTTATCAATATCTTTATTTTGCTTTTTAACAACATCTACTACAGCATCTTTTTTAGATTTTGCTTTTCTTACTTCATCTTTATGTCTTTGATCAGCAATAGCTAACAATTTATCTTTTTCAGACTTAGAAAGGTTGACGTTATTTTTTATAGCAATGACATCATCTTCATATTGCTTGTCCACTTCTTTTTTTCTTGCTTTTCTTGCTTTTTCTGCTTCTTTAATTGCTTTGCTCGCTTCGTCTATTGAATAAGCATTTCTGTTTCTTTGCATTCTTACTAAAATACGCTCTTGCTCTTTTTCAGTCTTACTCAATTCTTTAACAGTGATATCACGTCTTTGATTTTCAAGCTTTTCAATTTCTTTTCTTTCATTTTCTGAAATCTGACCATCACTCAAAGCTTTTTCTTTCAATTCTTTGATTTTCTGATTGAGTTCTTGCTCTTTTTTAATTCGCAAGTCATTTTTTTCTTTAGTTCGAGTTAAAATGTTTTGCTTTTCTTGTTCATCGAATGCACTATACTTATCAATAAGTTCTTGAGTTTTTTCGAGTTCCTTTTTATTTCTTTTTTCTATTTCAGCTATAAGGTTATTAGATAAATCCGTTTCAATTTTCAAAAGTTTTTTTGCTTTGTCTTCTGATATCTGACCCGAGTTTAAACGTACTTTTTCCATGATTCTGCTATTTTCTTCAGAATAATGCACATATTTTTCTAAAGCTTTTTCTGTTTCTTTTGAAACACCTTTCCCTAACACTTTTACAGTATCAGACGCTTTTTTAGAAGCTGTGCCCATGGTTTGCATAAATCCTTTAAACTTGTTGACTCCTACTTTGAGAAGGTCATCGTCGCTTAATGATTTATAACCATCTTTCATATCTTTTGAAAACTTTTCTTTGAAGCTTTTGCCGATACTTCCAAGATAGTTTTTAAACTCTCCTAGCTTTCTAACAGCGCCGCCAATAATTTTACCACCAAAAAACTTTATAGTTTCTCCTAAACCGTTAATACCGTTTCTGAACCATTCCACACGATCATATGCGGTTTTAAAAACTTTATACGCAATTGTAATAGCAGTTATTGTAGCACCTATAGGTCCTGTTAAAAACCTTAAGGCTACACCCGCAAATCTTGCGCCTCCACTTACTGCAAATAAAGATTTTGCAGCTAATCCTAAACCGTTTTTCAAAAGTTTGAACGGTAAAATTGCTAGCTTTGCAGAATTTTTCAAAACATTTATAGGTTTTAAATTAAACATCATAGCTCCGGCTAACCCTTTAAAGCCTTTTGACGTTTTTCCTGTTGTAGAACCAAGAAATAATGTTTGAAGACCTAAAGATTTCATTGCTTTTGAATTAGTATTTGAAAGGATTGTATTTTCAGCAATACGTCTATTTAATGACGCATATCCTTTAGCAGCACTTCCAACTGTACGTATTAATAACCCTCCAGCAAGAACTGCAGGTCCAATTGCTGCACCAAAAAGTGCTAATCCTACTGAAGCTTTTCTAACCCAACCAGGGAGATGTGTAAATCCATCAACTAATTTTGTTAAACCTTCCGCTCCTGCTCTAATCATAGGCGTTAAATCTTTACCGACTTCGATTGCTAATGATTCAAAAGCGCCACCTAATTGTTCCAGAGCGCCTTTGAGATTATCTTTCATCAAATCTGCTGCTTTTTTACTTTCGCCATTGGAATTCTTTAAGGATTTACTATAGCTATTAATTTTATCTGGTCCCGCTTCAATCAAGGCTAAAAATCCACTTGCTGCTTCAGTACCAACTATTGTAGCCACTGTAGCTAGTTTTTGTTCTCTCGTCATGCCTTTCATATTATCTTGGAACTGTCTAATCAATTCACCCATGCCAACAAATTGACCTTTAGCATCAGACAAATGAATACCTAATTTTTTCATTTCCTTAGCTGTATTTTTACTTGGATTAGCTAGCCTGATAAATGAAGCTCTTAGGGCAGTACCTGCTTGAGAACCCTCTAAACCTGAGTTAGATAAAACTTCAATTGCTGCGGAAGTGTCCTCTATTGAAACTCCTAATGCTTTTGCAGGAGTACCAGCATACTTCAATGCATCTCCCATGTACTGAATATCTGCAGCACTATCATTTGCTGATCTCGCAAGTAAATCAGCAACATGATTTGCATCAGATGCTTTTAAACCGAAAGAGTTAATCGCTGAAGCCATTACAGTTGCAGTTGTAGCCATTTCTGCACCACTTGCTTCTGCTGCACTGATAACACCTGGCATAGCCTCCATTGTTTGTTTGGCATTAAAGCCTAAAGCTGCCAATTCTTCCATACCTTTAGCAACTTCGTTAGCACTTTTACTGGTTTTAGCTCCTAAGTCAACTGCTTGATTAGACATGCTTTTCAAGTCTTTACTGCTTGCTTGCGCAATCGCTCCAACTCGAGACATTTGGCCTTCAAAGTCTGCACTTGTTTTTAATGCTGCACCTAACCCTAAAGTAATTGGTGTAGATACGCCCATCGTCATTGTACGTCCCAGGGAAGTCATTTTGTCTCCAATAGAACTAAATTTCTTTGACATGACATCCGCTTGACTTGCAAGTTTACCGAAATGACTTTGAGCTATCATTTGTTCTTTGTTAAAAGTCTTCATTTCGGATGAAGCTTTATCTATTGAACGCTCCAAATTATTTAAAGCAGCTTTTTCTTTATTAACAGCTGTTTCAGCTTTTGCGACATTAGCGCTATGATTCTTAATAGTATTGTTTAAATCATTAAATTCTTTTTCTGTTTGCTTTAATTTAGTATTAGTTTTAGCGTAAGAACTTTCAATTTTATCATTTGATTTTGAAAGATTGTCATTTTGCACTTTTAGTTTTTGAACTTGATTGCCTTCTTGTTTATATTGTTCAACAAGTGCTTTATGCTTAGCGGACTGCTTCTGTACTGCGTCACTTGCTCTTTTTAGTTGTGCAGTAGTAGCTTGGTTACTATTCTTAAGCTTTTGTTCTGCATCTCTCAACTGTTTAAGTTTTTGATACGCATCTTGTTTACGTTGATTTGTACGTTTATATTGATTTTCAGCTTTTTTAAGTTCTGTATTCGATGATTTTAAGGCTTCTTTAGATTTATCAAGAGCTAATTTTTCTTTTTTATTGGCTTCTACTAACTTTAAATATGCTTTCTCAACATCTTTTACACTGGATTTAGCTTTTTGGTAATTAGCGTTAACTTGTTTAAGCTCATCTTCTACTTGAGAATACATCTTTTTTTGAACTTTAAGCCTATCATTTAACCCCTTAATTCTCGCCTGATATTTTTCCATTGATTTTTCAGACTTATCAAATGCTGACAGATTAGCTTTCATTTCACTATTAACAACACCTAATTGTCGCTTTAAACCTTTCATGCATTCTTGGACACCTAAATGGTCTAATTTCAGCTCCAAGGTCATGCCTTCTACTTTTTCATTCATATTAACCTCCTTTCTAGCTTCCAAAAAGTTTTCTTAAATCCGTACCTGTAATGACTTTTTGTTCACTTTGTTTTTCTTCAGTCTCTTCTTTATTCTCTTCATTAAGTATTTCTAAAAGTTTTACATACGGCTGTTTTCTGACTTCAGTTAATGTCCACCCATACTGCTCCATACAGAAACGTTGTATTTTCTTAATGTTCGATAAAATGTCTTTTATTGAGATTGTTCTTCTGTCTTTCCCATCTCTTCTGGTTCAGTTTCTGAATCTTCTTCATCTTCACCATTGATTTCTCGAAATATATCTTGTAAGGCTTTTGTATAAGTTTTAGTACTCATCTTGTTCAGAACATCTTCTTCAGTCAATCCTTCATCTTTAAATAAATCTACTAATAACTGTCGCTCTTTTTGTCTCATTTTTGTTGCGTTAGGTGCTTCTTTTTTATTCTCTTGATTTACTAATTCTAAATACTCATAGCATTTTTCTGCTTCGCCCATTGTTACATCTTCTTTTGTATAGCTCTCTGTTTTTCCTGTTTTACGATCTTTAATTTCAAATTTAATCATTGTATTAGCTCCTTTTATTCAAATAAAAAAGACGCAGATATACTGCGCCTTAAATCCCTATCCGTTTGTTACTGTCACTGAAATTTGTCCTGACTTATCGCTTCCATCAGTAGACATAGCAGTGATTACTGAAGTACCTTCAGCTACACCGTGAATTGCTCCTGTATTTTCATCTACAGTAACAAATTCTGGATGTTCACTTGTATATTTCAATATTTTATTCGTTGCTGTGCTTGGTGCAATGTTTGGCTCAACATTGTCATCGGTATTTACCATAATTGATTTAGTTTCTGGTGTAAATGATACGCCTGAGACTAGAATTGGATTGGTTTTGAATTGAGGTACATCAACTTTACTAGATTCTTTACCATTTTCTTCCCATGCCACTTGGTAAGTACCTTTTGGATAAGTTGTATCCGCTTCTAAATTAGATAAAGTTACTGACACTTTGCCTTCACCTTGTTCAGAAGCTACGACGTCGTCTCCTTTATAAACCTTTAAAGTTTTAGTCATAAATTATTCTCCTTTGATTTATTTTGAAAGCCCCTATTCTGCTGAAACTGTTGCAGATTTTGAATTAACTGCTACTTCAACATTTTGGGGATTAGCTGGGTAACGAACCTGCAGAATCCTCTGAATGATCTTCACTGTCCGTGTATCCAACGAATACTTTTTTGAAGAATTCTGCTTCTCCTTCTTTACCTTCATGATAACCGTATACAATACCTTGTGACGTTCCATCAACATCAACTTTTCTATTCATCCAGTCACCTGTTAATTTTGTAGGTTCTGGGGCTTCTGCTTTTTCACCTCGTGTTTTAAATTCAATTGAATCTAAACTAAAAGTACCTTTAAGTAAGGCTACATATACCGGCTGACCTGTTAAACCATCTTCCGATTCGCCAATTACTGTTACATACGGTGCTCTTGTATTCTCTCCTACCCAAGATGTACCATTTTTATCTTTAGTACGTCCAATAACTGTGTTTAAATCATCACTTGGAATATTGAAAATACTCATGTCAGACTTAACTTCATTAGTACCTTGTTTTTTCATCCATACACGTTTGTTAGATGCAAACATATCTACTAAATCTGGTGCTAAACCTGTGATATTTAGGTCAACTGTACCACCTTTTTCATCTTCCCATGTCATGCGTTTAACTACTTTTGTTGCTTCTGGGTTAAAAACTCCAACGTATAATCTTTTAAAACCTACTTTATAAGAACCTTGTCCTTCTGCCATTGCTTATTTCCTCCTTAAAAATTAAAAAGCACACCTATTCGATGCGCTGATTTTTATAATATATATTTTTGGGTATGCCTTGATATCGTCTCGACATCACATAACGTTTAGTTTCTTCAAAATAAGCATCTAACTGACTAGATGCTTGAATTAAATTTTGTTGATATAACAGGTATCTTATTCGTTTTGTTATATCAATTGTTTTCTGATTATTTGAAGATTCTACATCTATTTGAATTAAGTATTCTTCACTGAGATATTTATCAGACATAAAGTCTGAAGGCAAATCATAAACAGGTGTAATAACAACAAAGGGTTTGGAAGTTTCAGCGTTTTCAGTGACTTTGTAATAGTATATTCTAGAATTTATATGTGTTTTGAGCTCTGCATCAGATAATAAAATTCCTTTTATGGTGTTTAATATATTCATTTATCTGGCCAACTCCTTTTTTATAATTTCTCTATACTTACGTTCGCTAGCAGCTAATGTTTTTGCAATAACTCCAAAACCTCTTGGTGTATATTTTTTTCCATCTCTTGTATAACCATGTTCATTCAAGTGAATAATGTTTTTGCGATTCATAGGGCCTACCCATTCAATTAAAACAGCCCTTTCTTGACTGCCAACTTTTGTATAAGGCTTAGATTTAGTCATTTCTTCTATACTGGCACCCGTATCTTTAAAGCTCTCGAACTCTTTCTTTAAAGCCTTTATAAAAAATTCAGATGCTTCATTTAAAGCTTTATCACTCTTAGCCTGCATTGCTTGTTTACCGTATACCGATTCTAATTTATTCAACACTTCAGGTATCCCTTTAATTTCTACACTCATTTTTCTGATAAAACCACTGTATTATAGCCAATATCTGGTGTATCAATTCTTATTTCTACAATGTTGAATAATTTATCGGAATATAATGCACTGTCAATTTTAACTAAGTGATTTGTTTGTGGTAGATATTCAGTTTTAGAAGACCTGACAATTATGGTTAATCCTGATTTTGATTCAGTCGCTTTTAAAATTTCTCTATCTTTCATAGAAGGATTATAAATTTTACAAAAGCAACTATACAATTTCATTTTTTCCTCTTCATCTGGATATGGTCCTTTGTTTATATATTGAAAAAAATACGCGCGATCTTTAAATTCATTAAATTCCATTTAAAAATCACCTACCACTTTTTTAATTTCAAAATCATTTTTTGCAATCCTTTTTCATTAAACACCTTGCTTCTAGATTGGTCATTTGAGTATCCACGACTTTCATAATCTCTTGCAATGATATATTTAATCGCTGTACAAAAAAGCGGGTATTCCAAGTCATCTTTGTCATAATCTGGAACCCCACTTAATAGTAATTCAGACTTAGCCGATTGAATGAGACCTTCAATTAAATCATTTTCGAAATTATAGTCAATTCTCAACCACAATTTAATTTCTTCTAAACTCATTTCATCACCCCTATTCGGCTGATATTACAGCTGATTTAGCCTTAGCTGTTACATTAACCTTTTGGGGCTTAGCTGGGTAATGGACCTGTATTTTCTTTTGCTTTTGCAATTCTGAATGCACTGTCTAATGTACGTTGCTGATCATACCATGCTGTTAATACAAACAAATATTCGCCTTTTTTAACATCTTTATCAGTGTCATAAGTTGTTCCATCATAGTTAATTCCAAAATAATTGAAATCTCCCACAATAGGTTTAACTGCTGCATCTGTAAATACTACTGGTTTGCCAAATACTTTTTCTGCTGGTGTGTCAAAGAAATTTGTTGTTCCATTTGAAAGAACACTAATAATTTTGACATAATCTGCATATCGCATATAAATTGTTGCGTTATCACGATAATCTTCATGTAAATCTGCTAAAGCGTTAATAATAGCATCATACATGTCTGCTCCCTCAACTTCTTTAACAGATCCATTATAAAATGACATGTGTTCTAATCCAGATTTAGGACTTACTGCTAAGGCATCTTTACGCTCTTTAGCTGCTAATCCTGATTGTAGTGCGTTTTCAACCCAGTTTACTAAATCTACATCTGATCCATGAATTACAGTATCTGAAATTGCAGCAAATACTTTGAATTTATTAGTAGTGAACTTGACTGTATCACCTTTTGCTTTTAATTCTTTTGCTGTTTCTACGTCTGTAATGAAATCATCATCGTCTAAAGTGTATGAAACTCTTGGAATCTCTAAACCTTTAATGTTAGTTAGACGAGCTTTTTCACGTAATTGGTTTTTAGCAAATGGTTCTGAAACAATTTCTTTAGAAAGTGTTTTTGGTAAGAGCTTATCTCCACCTGAATCATTTCCTGTTGGTAAAGCGTGTAATAAACGTTGTGCCTCCATTGAAGGTTTTTCAAATTCATTTGGTAAAATCGCGTGACGATAAAACTCTGCCTTAGCTTTAACCATCTTCTCATTATCACTTAAAGATTGATAAGCTTCTCCTTTATCTTTAACTTTCGCTTTTTCTTTCTCTTCAATGTCTTGCACTTGTCTTTCAACAATGTTAAATCTTTGTTGTAAACCTGCTTTTTCTGTTTCTAGTTGTTTGATGTCTTCCATATCAATATTTGGATCTGTTGCTTTCTGACTCAATTCATCATTTTTATTTTTTAATTGTTGTCCAATCATACCTAAGGATTGTTTTAATTCATATAATGTCGGCATTTCATTTCCTCCTAATAATTCATTGTCATTTTTAAAATTTCGCATTCGCGTTTAATTTTTTCTCTTTTTTCTTTTTCTTCTAGTGACATACTTTCTTTAGGTGTTTCAACCAATTCAGATGTATCTACATCATCAATTTTAGTGATTTTGTCTACATCTTTCTTTAAATCTTCTGGGACGTTCTCGAAACGCTTATATTGCTCTTTAGAGATACTAGCAGCTATTTCATTAGCTCCTAAAATTTCATCTATCAAGCCGAAAGACAAGGCTTCTTCTGCAGTAAGCCAAGTTTCTGCATCTAACATCTGTTTTAAGTGTTCTTGATCTAAATCTTTTGCTTTATCTAAATAAGCTGAATTACTAACAGCATCTGTTTTTTCAAGTAAATCCGCTGTCTTTCTTAATTCTTCTGCATTACCTACAGTCATAACCCATGAATTATGAATCATTAAAAAACTATTTTTGTGCATAAAAATAGTGTCACCACTCATAGCGATAACACTAGCAATTGATGCCGCTAAGGCATCGACATAGATATTAATTTTTGCAGGATGCATTTTTAGCATATTGTATATTGCATGCCCTTCAAATACACTGCCTCCAGATGAATTTATATGAACATCTATTTCACTGATGTCTCCTAGTTCATCTAGTTTATTTTTGAAATCTGTAGCAGTTACATCACTTTCAAACCATTTATCACTTACAATATCACCATAAATAAATATTTCACCTTTACTTTTTGATTTTCTTTTCATTTGAAAATACTTAGCTTTCATTGACATTTTTATCACCACCTTTCAAAGATTTTCTTAATTCAAGTGGCGTGTCAATTGGGTATAAATCACCGCTTATTAGCGGCTTATCTCCACCTTCAACTGGTGGTAAATCTTCCCACTCTCTAATGTCATTTATAGTGTAGTAACCACTACGAACTGCTTTAAAGTACACTTCTGCTTGTGTTGCACTATCAGCCCTTAAATAAGATTTAACGTTAAATTTAAAATACCTATTTTTTTCTCTGTCTGTTTTAGTAAGTAGTTTCCGATTAAATTCTTCTTCATACTGTTTGACGATTGGCAATAAGGTATGCTGCAAGTAAAATCTGTTTAACTCTTCATTTTTCGCGAAATTTGTATTTGATCTTGCATTTAAGAATACTGAGGGCAATTGAAAAACGTTAGCTACTCTTTCTCTTGTTAAATTCTCGCTTGCCACTATATCTTCAGAGACATATTTTTTAGGTAACGGTTCGATTTCAACACCAGGCTCTTGGAATAATATTCCACCGTTTTCTTCATAGTACTGTTTGAAATCTTCTAACACTTGCTGCCTTTTTTCTTTACCTACATTGGAACCATATTTAAGCATGAAAGAATCAGGTTTTTGCATTTCTGTAAGATTAAAGGTTCTTACTGCATTATCAAAATCAGTTGTATTCTTCAACACATCAATCGGACTAATGCCTTGCACCATATTAGATGCCACGATGTGTTTAAAATGCAACATGTCCATATTATGAACAATCAATTTATTTCCAGTTGCAGCATGAATGGAATAATAAAGTTCACGTGATTGGTTTTCAATTAACATTTCAACAACATCTGGATTTAATAAGAAAAGCTTTGATGGTTGATGATAGATGTCTCGTTCAATTAGCACATATGCATTACCTTTTTCATTTCTGATTGTTTCAATTTGATTAATAAAATCAAAACTGCTCAGAGAATTATTCGGTGACACTGTAAGTAAATCAGATACTTCTGTATTAACTACTTTATAATCTTCATACATTTTCAAGGGCAAACTAGCCATCGAATTAGATAACTTTGTAATAGCTGAAAATATCGTTTCATTAGTTTCAAGCGTATTATTGATTACACCCCAAAAAGATTTATTTTTCCATGGGCTAAAGTCATAAAGCTTAGAAGCTGACTGATCAATCCAATTGTCTATCAATTTTTTCTTTATGCGTGTGACAATATTCTCTTTTGCGATAACATTCACCTCCTTAACGCATTATATCTTTAATACTAATAAATTCTATGTTTCCTTCACCCTTGTCAGAAACAACTTTATTCATAATATCTGTATATGTGTTTAAAAATGCTGCAAAGCCATCTATTTTACGATATCTGCTTTGCTTAGACGGCAACCAGTTTCCGTTTCTGTCTAGTTTCAACTGAACATTATTGATATACCATTTCATTAAAGGATTATTATTAAATATTATTTTCCCATCTAAAAACATTTCTTTTAAATCCTTCAATGCAGGGCTCAAGGTCAAAGCTCCTTGTCTTGTTTCTTCCGTTTCAAACCCGTAATTTTTTAACTCTTGATTTAGTTTGAATGCGTTCGCTCTATCATAAGTAATTTTTTCTACTACATAATGCTCATTCATCTTAATTATCCAATTTAAAACATCTTGGTAGTCAATATAAGGCTTATCTTGCACTGTTAATAAGCCATCTTCTTCCCATTCTCTATAGGGTATTTTTTCGTTAGAATATTCAACTTTGTGCTTAGGAATCCATGAATGCGATAAAACTGCAACTTTACCATTATCTAACGCAAAAGTAGCACACGCGGCTGTAAAGTCCTCTGTTTCTGATAAATCATAACCAATCGTGCATGGTCTGCCTTCCAGCTCTTCTAAAGAAACAATTTCATTATTTTTTTGGAGTGTTGGGTAATCAATAAAACTCATCTCGTCATTATTAGCAAAGATATTAAACCTTTTGGTTATAAAATCTCCACGTTCAGCTGGTGTTCTCTTAGCTTTTTCCCACTCTTCTTTCATCTCATCTAAATTTATAGAGACACCTAAGTTGGGATTTGCTTTTATCCAGTTCGACGAATCATTAATATCATCGTCATCATCCAAAGATGCTAAATAATAAAAAGTTCTTTCGTCTTCTATGATTTGATCTAAGGTGTCTCTTCCCGCTTCTACCATATCAACAAGTGGACCATCTAATTGATACCCTGCTGTCGTAATGTAGATGAGAAGAGGTTGTAACCTTGCAGCTCTTGAGTTTTTTATAACTGAAATCAATTTATAGTCTTTAAATTCATGAATTTCATCAAAAATCCCCATGTGTGTATTCAATCCATCTAACTTATCGCTATCTGATGCTTGGGGCATAATTTTTGATATCGTTGCGTCATAATGGATTTCATCTCTTAATGTTCTGAAATTTTTATCAAGCTTTGGGCTAGCTTTTATCATCGCCTTAGATTCATCGAATAATATTCTAGCTTGTTTCATTACGTTTGCTAAAAGATGGATTTCAGCGCCGTTTTCTCCATCTTGAGAAACAGCATAGTTAGCAACACCAGATATAGTAGTTGTTTTACCATTTTTTCGCCCCATAAATATCAAAGCTTCTTTAAACCTGCGCAGTTTTGTTTCTTTATGAACCCAACCAAACAAACTGCCAATAATAAAATGTTGCCATGGTTGTAATACAAGTTGACGTTTAGATCCTTTGGAAGGTTTACAAAACTTTTCTATGAATCGAATAGGACGGTGCGCTAATTCTTCATCAAATACCCATTTACCTCCATTTTCTAGATATCTAAGGTGTCTCTCACATTCTTTTTTAACATATTTGCTTGTTTTTATTTTCCCTTGAGTGACTTGCTCTGCATACCATGTTGTTAATAGTTTTGGTGAAGGTTCATTTAAAACTTTAATAGTCACCGAATCCACCTTCTTCTTGAACTATCTTTTTTCTTTGTGCTGCAGTTAAACCCATAGACTTGAGTAAGTTATTTAGTGTTTGAACTGTTTTTGTCAGTTCTATGCTTAATGGATTCTTAACAATATTGCTCGCACCAGCCTTGTTTGTATGCTCTATCATCAAATCACTATTTTTAAGTTCATCTCTTAACCGACAATAAAATTCATACGTTTCTATATACAAATTAATTAATATGTCATCAGATTTTTTATAATCCTCTATATATTCTTTCAGCTGTTTTTTTGTTAATTTCATATAAAGACCCCCTTTCATAAAAGTTTATCCGCGTTGCAAGCGAAGGGCCCCCGCCGGTACCCGGCGAAAAAACATTTTAAGCCAATGGGCAGGGGGCTATAAAATTTTATTTAAATGTTTTTTTATTTAAATTTTTAGAACTCTAATTTTCTTAAGATTACTTTTGTCATTACCATTTGCATGAATTTTGTTATGACAGCCATAACAAACTGACATTAGATTATCTAATTCTAAAGCTTTGTTAAAATCTTCATCAACATAAATAATGTGATGCACTATGTTTGCATCTGTTACAATATCTTCGCGTAAACACATTTGACAAAGATGATTATCTCTATCTAATGCTATCTCCCTTAACTTCTTCCATGCTTTTGAATGATAGAACCAATCGTATTGATATGACTTACGACCATGCTTATAAATGTTATTGTGCTTGGTCATCTCTTACACCTCTTTGATTGCATAACAAAAGACACACCGCATAGCGATGTGCCTCGTGTACTTGTGTCGTATAACTTTTAGATAACTTTATACATCTTTCCGATACTATCATATTACTACAGATTTGTAGGCCTTTTGCACAATCTTTGCACAATGTTATTTGATACCTGCATGATACGCTACCGCTTTAACAAAGTTCTTTCGTATAGTAGTAACAGTATTACGATGCATATGGCATTCATGTCCTATCTGTTCCATCTTTAACTTCTTTTCTTTATTCCAATACTTGAGCCTTATTACTTTCTTATGATCTTCAGGCAACTTTAAGTATTCACTCTCAACTGCTTCGACCATTTCTTCAAGGTTTCGTAACATCTTATTAGTTAATAATCTAGTTGCCATTAGTTCAGTTGTTCTAACTGGTTCGCCTTTTTGTAATGGTCCATATACAATATTGGAATCTTGTTCCTTCGTTGGATTAAGTATTTCCAACCTCAATCTTTTTATTTCTTTCTTGTTCTCATTTAAATTATATATTTCTGATTCAATATATTTAAATGTTCCTGGCTTGATATCATATATTGTGTTCCCCATGTTAGACCTCCATTACTTATGCTTAGCTATTCTTGCTTTAATAGCTTTCATTAATTCTTCTTGCGTTAGTTCTTTATTTTGTAAAGCTTTATATACTCTTTGATCTATTGTGTTATCGGTCATGATATGATGAATAATAGTCGTATGATTTTGTCCTTGTCTGTATAATCTAGCATTTGCTTGTTGGTATAATTCCAAGGACCATGTAAGTCCAAACCAAACAATAATGTGCCCACCTTGTTGTAAGTTTAATCCATGTCCTGCACTTGCTGGATGTGCTATAAGCAACTTAATGTCTCCACTGTTCCAACGTTCTTTATAGTTTGAATCGTCTAATGTGGTTGCTTCCTTAAACCTTTGAAGTATTCTTTCTTTATCGTGTTTGAAGTTATAAAACAATAGTATTGGTTGGCCTTGAGACTCCTCTATAATTTCCTCTAACTTATCTAACTTCTTATCATGTATAAGTCTTACATCTTCCTCATCTGTATAAACTGCGCCGTTAGATAGTTGAAGTAGTTTCTGACTTAATGATGCCCCATTTTGAGCTACAACTGTTCCTTCTTCTTCCGATTCTAAAATATAGTTTTTTTCTAATTCTTCATATACTTTTCTTTCTTTTTCTGATAAGACTACTGTTTGTTTAGTATCAACTCTGTCAGGCATATCCAGATAATCTTTCGCTTTCATGCTTAAACATATATCTTCTATTTGTTTATATATCTTTTCTTCAGATCCGTCTCTTAGCTCCCACTTAAAAATATGTTCGCTAACTTGATGAGTTGGTTTAAAGTACCTTTCTCGATAACGACTGAATGAAGACTCAAGTCTTTCACCTCTGTCTATCAAATAAACTTGAGCCCATAAATCCTGTAAACTATTTGGACTAGGTGTTCCTGTTAATCCTATAAATCTATTAATGAGTGGTAATTTCTTTTTAATAGATTTAAACCTTTGACTCTTAGGACTTTTAAATGTAGACAGTTCATCAATCACAACCATGTCAAATGGCCATTCTTTTTTATATTGATCACATAACCATTTAGTATTTTCTTTATTGGTTACATAGATATCAGCCTCTGTGTTTAATGCATCATTTCTTTCTTTAGGTGTTCCTAAAACTAAAGACACTTTCAGATGATTTAAATGGTTCCACTTATCAACTTCATCAACCCATGTATCTTTAGCAACTTGTTTAGGTGCTATAACTAACATTTTTTTAGTGTCTAACAACTGCAATTCACTAAATGCTGTAAGTGTTGATACTGTTTTCCCTAGACCCATATCTAAAAACAGACCGTATTTCTCATTATCTATCACTTTATCTATTGCATACTTTTGATAGCTATGTGGTTTGAAGTCAATCGCCAAATGTTCCACCTACCATTCTGATAAAAGTATTTACTTGTTCTTTATTCCATAACACATATACTTTATGATCTCTATTTTCAAATTGTCTATGCACATATTTTTGTAAAGGATGCAACTTTCCTTTTTCTTGCTTCATTTCTACAAAATATGTTTTTCCTTCTGGCATAATAATAATTCTATCTGGCACACCTCTTGTTCCAGGTGCAACCCATTTTAAACATAAACCGTTTAGCTTTGATATCTCTTTCACTAAATATTTTTCTAATGTCGATTCTTTCATATATTCACCTTGTATACAAAATTTATATTTGTGTTCCGATGTTGCATCAATTCTTGCCAAACTTTTAAAAATAGCTGTTAGAGGGTTACCCCTATACCTCTTTACTCCCTAACACTACTTTTTAAACTTTATAGTGAATTTGATGCAACATTGGAAACAAACAGGGTTGAACCTTACAGCGAGAAGGGAAAGAGGTGTTGTATCATTTGTTGCATCAATGTTGCATCACTAAAAATGATGCAACACCTACGATTACTTTTTACACTCACGTGTTGCATCACTCAAAAAATGATGCAACATCTGATACAACACTCTAAAATGTATATTTATTCAATATTTATTATATTAAATCTTCTAAACTTTCATCTCTTACATAAGCTATCTGTACACCATAATCTTTTCCAAATCGAATTTTCCCACTTTTATTACCATCATATACAGACCAATTGTCTAATTGTCTTAAGATGTTTGAAATCTTTCTAATTTCCATAGATCCTCTACTATCTCCCTTATCTTTACCAAAACATTCAACAAACACTTCAAGCGCACAGACCTTATTTCTTTCAACGTAATCTACATTTCCTGTTGGTAACATATCAACATCACCTTGATAAAATCGTCTTCGTTCAAAGATAGTTAAGTCATCCCAATTGCTAGGAATTGGTGTGTTAAGATATTCATCAATAATGCCTGTATATGGAGATTCCTCAGTATGTTTGCTTTGTATTGAACGCATTTCTTCTTCTAGTTCAGGGTTGAGGAATAACTCTTCTCCTTGTTCATAATAATATTTAGCTTCTGCCCAAATTTGGTCGATCTCTTCTTTGGTTAGTTTAGACCAGTTCACTTCAACTCTCTCTGGATTTACAGTCATTGGCCAAAAACGTCTTCCACCAGTTTCATCTCTTAAGAAATCAACTTTATTAGTTGTACCAATGAAAATACATTGCCTTGGAAAATCTTCAATATAATGTCCATAAGCAACACGAAACCGGTCAACTTGTTTAGATATGAAATGCTTAATAGCTTCAACTTCAGCTTTTCTTGTAGCTGCAAGTTCTGCCATTTCCATTAGCCAAACGCCTTGTAAGGCCTCATAGGCTTCTTTACCTGTAACAGAAACTAAACTGTCAGAAAACCATGCACCACCTAATTTTTTTAGCAAAGCAGATTTACCTACACCTTGAGGACCATAAAGTGTAAGCATATAGTCAAATTTACATCCAGGCTCCATTACTCGAGCAATTCCAGCAGTCAATGCTTTTTTGGTAGTTGTTCTATTCACTTCAGTATCTTCAACACCTAAGTATTTGATAAATAACTTTTCAAGACGTTTATGTCCATCCCACGATATTTTATTTAGATAATCCCTTACTGGATGATAAGCATTTTGCATTGCTACGCTTATAATGGCATCTTTTGTTTTACCTGAATGGTGTATGTCATAAATCTTTTCGATATAACTTCTTAAACTGCTATCATCACCGTCTTGCCATTGACGTGTCTTAAAATTAGTATTCCATGGCACTTTCCCTAAGCATTCAATTTGTTTTGTAAATTCATTAAATGCTATTTTTCCTTTTAAATTTGGATCATTACGCAATATAATTTCTATATTTGGGATACTAGCTTTGAAAGTACCTTTCGAAGTAATTTCTAACGTCTCAGACCATGCATCATCGCTATTTACTATTTCATCGAAATCCTGCATTGCATCAGACATTTTGTCGTTAATTAATTGCTTTTTAACAACTTCATCATTTTGCGCTCTTTGCTGCATTGCTTTATAACTAGGTAGTCGATTAACCGGAGTATCTGTTTTAGCGTCTTCATCTTGAGCACCATATAAGTGTATGCGTACTAAATCAAAACTGTTCACAAGCATACCGCTAACGGGATCCGTATTATGATGAGAATAGGCAAACTTGTTATTTTCGTATAACACCAATCCACCTGCAGTTGAACCTTCATGATAGGTATAACGGTTAGTAGAATGTTTTTCGTATAAGTCAGGAATAAAAGTTGATATAGCTTCTTCTATCGTATAGGCTCTACAAAATGCGCCAACAATTCCCGGCTTTTCTTCTGGGTCACCTTGCTTATCTGCTAATCTTTTAGTCTTACTCTCTTCCTTTGAAGACGTTGGCCATTCTAATGTGTCAGTCCAATCAACATATTCATTTAATATTTTATCTGGATCTAACAAAGGTAAATCTTCATAGGTAAAGAAAAATTCTGCATCATTGCTAGTTGAAGGCCAATACATTAACCTATGTGGTTGATAAGTTGTATCATCGAAGTAATCCATGCCAACGATATCTGCGACTTTACGCCCAATAGCTTCATACTCATCTGCATTTACATTTCGTTTTAAAGGAATCACTAAACGCAGTCTTGGACTTATCTCTCTATGCTTATGTGTTGAATATAAACAATATGCAAAATCATAAAACATAGATAATATGTCAGTCATATCTTGAGCAGCATAATCGATATCAAGTGTTAGCATTGAACGATTCATGACTTGACCAGCACGTCGTTTGCCTTCTTTTAAATATCCACCGACAAATCCGCCAACATCTTTTATATCTGCTTGTTCAGACTTAGACATTTTATTGTACTCAGTTAAATCTTCTTTAGTTCTAACTGTTTGTGCTAGCTTCTGCATAAAGTCAGACCAAGCCATATTGTGATTAGTCCAATATGTGGATAAACGACTAGCAGCATAAGAATATGAGACATCACGATCATATTTAATTGTTTCTATTTGAGTGACTTTGTCTAACATATTCGGCTCCTTTCTTGTATAATTAATTTAATAAAATTAAAGAGGTGACAAATTTTGAAAACTTTACGCGAAATCATTTATGATAAATACGAAAATGAAAACTTGAGAACTTTAATTTTATTGCACTCAGGAAAAGCCTTTCCCGTAACTAATATAATCTCAGAAAATTCAACCTTCTTAATTATCAAGACTTCAAAGACAATTTCACATAAATTAGTTTTAATTTACAAAAACGAAATAAAAAATATCCGCTTCTTTTAATCCTGGAGAGGGCTTTAGCCCCCTCTTTAGCTTTTGAATCTTTTTCTAATTCGTTCAACTTCATTTTCATAATCTTCTAAACCTTCAACACCATTATTTTTTACTAACTGCTTGAAAAGATAAGAATTCATATACTCCAATGCTTCTATGGTTTTCATCTTATGAGAAATGCTACTTAACAAGATCAATAAAAATATAGCTAAAACGATTGAAATGACAATCCACATATTTACAACACCTCCAGTGCTATTGCTAAACACATTAATATAATTAATTCAAAAATGATAATAGCTATTACCATGAAACTTCAGCTCTGATTTTTTCGTAATCACTCGGCGCCTCTACATCATCATTAGCCGTCATCATAATATACACTTGCTCAGTTACATACTTACCTAACTCATACATTGCTAGTAAGAATAATAGTCTTAGTATTTGTTTAATCATTGTTTATCTACCTTCTTTACTTCGTATAAGACCGGATATAAATTTAAAAAGTGTATTCTATAACCGATTGTTTTAACTTCTACCTTATCGCCTACTTTTAACCTAGCTTGTATATCTGCGCTATCAAATTTCTTTTTGAATAATAAGTCGGAATTTTCAATGACTTGTTTGTTGTCTAATACAATATAGAACTTGTCTTCTTTATCTTGTCTCTTGTTATATTTATCTGTAATAGTTCCTTGATGTAATTCTTTGTGTTGGTAACTAGCCACTGTATAGATAGGCAATGTGATAACAAGTAGCAATGCGAATATACCGAATAATGACAGTATTCCAACAATAAAGATGTCGAACCCATCCATATTTTTAAGTTTTTTAATCATCATTGTCATCTCCAGTATCAATTAAACTAGGCATCATTCTTAACATAGCCCTTAATTCATATTCATTCATATTAGCCATCGTAGGACTGTAAAATTCACTGTCTTTATCTTTAATTTCTTTAATAAAATCATCTTCAATCTTAGCCTTTTCTTCAGGTGCTTTATTTTTATATTTTTTGATTATTTCAGTGTACTTTTTCGGGAATTTCATTTTAGGTATGTTAATCATCGTTTGCCTCCTTAATAAATGTAAATGATTCAATCTCATCTCTTTTAACCCATACTTCATTGTTGAACACATCTTTGACCGGAAGAAAATCCTCAATCACTAGATTCATAACAAGATTAATATAATCGTCAGAAGCTAGATCTGTTGTTGTGTAATAAACTCTATCTGAAATAGTTTTAATTTTAACCTCCGTCATTTCCCACACTCCCTTATATTTTCAAATAACTGACCCACTTTAATAACTGCATCTCTTTTAACTTGTGCCTCGTATTTGCGCTCAGCTTCTTCTTTACTCTCTGCCTCAACAACTGTAAACCTTTGATTGCTTTTAGCTTTAGTTATGTGTGTATGCTTGCGTCCTGTTGAATCTTTGAATGTTGTGACTAAGTATTGCGTCACTTCCCCAAAACCTCCTTGACTCGATCTAAGATGTCTTTACACGTATCCTTTTCCTGCGTCTGCTGTTCCATCTTGTCTTTCATGATTCCTTTTCATTTTCTTTTTGTATGCGTCAATGAGCTGGTCGATAGAATATAAGTTGAAAGCTATGTCTATCGCTATTACAATTGCCAATTGGTCAGGATAAAATTCTTTGAATATTATCTGTGGTGTGCTAACAACTGCGTCTTGAGCAAATTCTTTATCTTTAAAATTAAACATGTTGTGAAATTCACTATTTTTAAAACTTGATTCAATCGCTTCTTTTATCTCTTCTGATGACACTCCTACTTGATTCGCAATACTCAATCCAAACGCCAACATGTCCGCTAATTCATCTAACTGAACATCTAACGGCTTACCTGGTTTCTTCTTCCAGTTCTTAAACGTTTCCAATGTATTAAACCATTCAAAGAATTCAACTACATATGCTATTTTGCTATCTCGTAAGTTCAGCGTTGGTATTCTATCGTCGAACTCCTTTTGTATTTGTAATAACTCTTGTAACTGATCAATTGTTAATGTATTAGTCATTTTCCTGATCCTCCTCATATTTATAGACCACTTGCCCCGTCATAATCCCTACTGCTTCATCAAGACCAATATCTTCTTTGAGTGCATCTTGCATAGCATTAGGTAAACCTTCAAGTATTTCATCAAACGCTTGCGCTTTCTTATACACGTCTTCAATCTCTTTTAGTAATCCCTCTGTGTCATTGCCGTTATACGCACTAGCACTGATAATTGATTGTTCAATTTGTTCGCGGTTATTCATCATTTCCATCTCCTCTAAAATAAAGTTAGTTGCTTCTGTTCCTCGTATTCCAAACCATGTTGCTTTATATATATTTCGAGCTCTTCAGCAGTATCAAATGTCTTTTTAACGCTTTGCCAACCTGGCACGATATGCCCATGAAAGTAATACGTGCCATTTACTACATGAGTATGTGCCACTCGTTCGTTATCCTGATACAGATATCTTTTAGAGCCGAAAAATTGGTTTAAGCGTTCTTTACGTGCGCTATCTGTCATGGTCGTCACTCCTTTTAACAATTAGGCAGTCCAAACGACATGCATTCGTAATATAGTTCTTCATTCCTTATGCTTGTCTTATAGTTCTCAATCACATTGCTAACTTCTTTATGACTCATTGCTTTAACTTGTTCGTCTGTATATTTTTCGCAGTCTTCTAATTCCAGTTGCTCCTGTAATGACATTACGTAATCAACTTGTTTTTGCGTTGCCATCGTTACCCCTCCCACAAGTCAAACACTCTATCGACGTAAAACTTCGCCTTTGCTAAATCCTCATGACCATTCTTTAACGGTGCTCTAGACAAGTATTTGATTGCATTACCTATTGCGAATGCTAATTGTGGTGGATACTGTGCCGTAACTTGTTCGATGAAATCTATAATTTCAATGTCGCCGTATGTGTAATGCGCAGGTTGTTTAACATTGTCTTGTGTTTCATTCATATCTACTTTTCTGTTACTGATTATGCTCATTATGCTTCACTCCATTTCTTGAACATTTGGTTATAAGTGACATCGAACCAGTACGGATCACGTGAATGTTTTTGAGGCGTTCCATCATAAAGCCATGGTCTCAATCTTCTCTTTCTTTCTTCTTCATATTCCGCTCTCACATTTCGTTGGTATAGGTTCAAAATCGCTTTTTTTCTGATTTTTTCTCTCTCTTTTTCTTCATCTTTTATTTGACTCTTCATATATTCAACTTCATCTTTAGATTTTGAGTCTTTTCTTCCACACAATAATTCATCGCCGCGCATTTTATGTTTGTATCTGTATCTAAGAAGTTCTGGAGATATATGATATTTTTCTGAAACTTCTCTCAATGTCATTAGTTTTCCTTTGATACGCACTCTTATAACTTTTCTTCTAGCCATCATTCCACCTCTAAATCTAAAACCTTGATATTTATAACGTTATATTTTAATAGTTCACCTGGATTATTAAATAAATAGTCCGCCAAATTCTCTTTTTCTTTATCAATCTGATTGTAATTAACACTTTCGACTTCTGTAGGAATTCTAATGTCAACAGAAGCATTGATATAAGCTTGATGTTGCATTCAATCACACTCCTAATCCTTCATATAAAACGGAGAAGTAAATCCGTCACTATTCAAATTCAATCCTTTTGCCCAATCGACAGGCTTATTCATGATAGTTTCGATTTCCTTAAGTCCATTTGAACCTCTAGGTATTTCTACAATTACTTCATCATGGACATGTCCAACTATTTTAAAACCTGATGCTTCAAGCCTAGCTATAGAAATCGCAAGTAAATCCCTTGCAGTTGCTTGAACAATATTCTCGACTAACTTCCCACCATACGTTTTTAACTTTGACCATTTACGGTTAAGATCTAAGCCCATAAATTCAACAACTTGACTACCCCAACTATTTTCACCAACTGAAGCTTTTGGATAAGCTAAAGCTCTTCCACTAGGCAGTTCAATCATTAGAAAACCTTTTTTCATATAAAATCTAACTCCATGCGTATGATGCGTCTTTCGGGATTTCACAGTATTAATTGCAGCCTCTTGGCAAGCCTTCCAAAAATTAACTATGTTAGGATTTGCGTTACGCCAACTATCAACTAAACCTTGTAATTCATTTTCTTCAATGCCCATTTCCAATGCGCCCATCGCTTTTAAAGCTCCAGCGCCACCTTGATAACCTAAAGCTAATTCGGACACTTTTCCCTTTTGTCTGAGAGGGTCGCCTTTAGTTATGCTTTCTACCGGGACATTAAACATTTGAGAAGCCGATGCTTCATATATCTTTCCGTGTGTGTTGAACACATCTAAACGCCATTGTTCTTTTGCATACCATGCTATGACTCTTGCCTCTATTGCAGAAAAATCACTTACTGCTAGTTCATTACCTTCTTCAGCAGTAAATGTCGTCCTAACTAATTGACTTAATAAGTCTTGAGGATGAACATTGAGTAATAAATCTAAATCGTCAAAACGTTGTTCTTTAATAAGATCTCTTGCTATTTCTAATTCAGTATCTGAAATATAATGCTTTGTTAAATTCTGAAGTTGTACACCTCTACCTGCCCATCTTCCAGTACCGGCACCGTAAAATTGAAACAGACCTCTTACCCGTTCATCACTGCACATCATGTCATGCATTTTGTTGTATTTTTTCACACTGGTTTTAGACATTTGCAATCTAATTTCTAGCATTTTTTTAGCTTTTCCTGTTGCTTCTTTTAAGTACTCCTGAACCGTTTTCTTTTGTAAATTAGGTATATCTAATCCTTGGTCATCCTTTAACCAAGCCAATAATTGTGTAGGACTATTAGGATTTTCTAAACCTGTTATATGTTTAGCTTGATTAAGCAATTCTTCTTTACTCTGCTTATCGAGCACATTAGCTCCTAACATCAATGATTTAGAAAGCTTAATACCTCTGTCGTTTATATGTTGGTCAAAAACCCAATATGCTTGTTCAATTGCAGTTACTGGAAAGTCTTTAATTTTATGAGCAATCGTCATTTCTACTTCTACATCTCGAATACAGTAATCTATAAATTGTTGCCATTTTTCAAGATCATGTTCAGGCAAGTTTCTTGTTCTTCCTCCATTAACTTTTGTTGGTTTACAAGGTATAGAGAAATAACGAATTAAATTTTTACCTGCTTTATCTTTTTGGTTTTGTAGTCTTAAAACTTCTCCAACTTTATCAAGCGAAGCAGGTAAGCCAATACGCATTGAATTAACCATTGTGCAAATCCATTCTTCAGGTGGCATCTGTTTATTAAAATGTTTAGCAAGACAAGTTCTTTCGAAATTAGCATTGAATGCATACTTTTTTACAGCAGGATCAAAAAGAGCAATTTTAAACGTCTCAAAATCAGCGTGGAAAGGCTCATTATCTACTTTAGTCATGTCAATCGCACTAATCGCTCCACCATCTATTGAATAAGCTATAATTAAAATTTCGAAATCTTCAGCTTCTGTGTATTTATAGGCACCACATTTCGAAATATCATTACTGCTATATGTTTCAATATCTATATTCATAAATCTCAAATTCTTGACACCTCAATTTCTTTAAAATTAAAGTGGGGCTAAAACCCCACCTATTGACTTATAAGAAATCCTCATCATCAGTGTCTAATTCATCGAAATCATCTTCTGCTGCACTTGCACCGCCAAGAGGTTCGCCTTTTTCTACAAGTTGAATGTTGTTCAATCCAACTGCGATACCCTTATTACCATTTGTGTTGAAAGGAAATAGATTAATTGAAGCTCTAATATAATCACCACTTACAACAGTTCCAGAATCCGTTAATCTAATTTTGTTTTGGTCAATAATACCAGGTGCTTGTTTGCTTGATGCGTTAATAAAATAAGCGTCTTGATAATTGACATCATCTTCTCTTTCAGTATCTCCATCACGTAATGGAAGTTTCAGATTTGCAGGAACTTTGCCTCCAAACTTACTAACTTTTCCTTCTTCTTTAGCAGCTTCTATAGCTTGTTCAATGGCTTTTATCGTACTTGTATCTGATTTAGGAATGATTAAACTGATTGAATACTTTGATTCTTGCCCTTCTTGCATACTGTGAGGTTCAAAAATATGTGCATATGATGCTCTTACTTTTCCTGTAATCACTTTAGTTTTATTTAATACTTTTGCTTTCATGTTTATATACCGTCCTTTTAAATTTTTATAGTTTGTCAAAATCATCTTCAGCAGATTGCTTTATAGCTGGTCGTTTATCCGACTCGGTAGCAAGTGTTAATTTACCTTGCGGCTTTTCTATAAAACCCTCTGTAATTTTAGAAAATGCTTTTTTACCAATTAATTTTTCTAAATTCGTAATGCTAAGTAACTTGGTTTCTGTAATATCTTCAGGTTTATAACCCGCTTCAACTAACTTTTCAAGCATTGCTTTTGTATCAGTTATCATTCTTCGTGAACGACCTTCTACAAGCTTCCAACCAGGATAGTTTTTATCATTTTCTTTCGCTTGATTTAGTGCATATTGTTCTACTTCATCAGCCCATTTTTTGATATCAGGCAGTTTATATAAAAGTTCTGCAATCTCTTCATCACTTAACAAATGTGGTGGCTTTTGAGGCACATTTTGCATGTATTCTGCACGTGTTCTACATGAATGATTTATCTTACAGAATCTACAATGACTACCTGCTTTAAACTCTCCTCCACCGTTATAAGCAAGTCTGGCTAATGGTTTAACAAAATCGGCTCCCCATTGAAGTAATCTTGATATTGGTAACTCTTCAGTAGAAAAGTTATCTATTCGAGGTTGTATGATAGTCATGCGAATTGTATGAATGTCATACATTAAACTAAGCAGTTCATATGCGCCCAAGCCATATAATCTAAGTTGAGGATTATCTATAGCTGAAACTTCAATGCCTTTACCATATTTAAGGTCAATAATTTCAAGTACACCACCTGAAAATATAATGACATCACCAGTTCCAAAAGATTCAGGGACGTATTTACCTAAATCTAATTTTGTTTCAAATAAAGCTATTACATCATTATCCCTACTCAAAGCTTCGTTATATTTTTCTTCTACATTAGCTACATACTCTTCCACATATTCACGCAATTCTTCGCTGTAATATTGATTTCTCTTATAATTTTGAAAAGCCTTATTAAACTCAAACTGTGTTAGGCCTTCATATTTAAGGCTGAAATATAACTCACTTAACTCATGGGCGAATGTACCTTCTTCGGCAAAAACTGTACTTTTATCTGCAATACCTTCACTTGCCTTAATACTCGGTGGGCAGTTTAGCCATTGTTTTGCTCCACTTGCACTAAGCTTTGCATGAGCTCTATTTGAGTGATCTAGCTTCATGCATTTATTCTCGCATTCATAAAATCAACAATTTTTTCATAATGCTCTTCTTTGATAGTAGATAGCTTATCCGCACCAAGTTCGTTAAGTTTATTTCTAAATTCTTTCTTATCAGAAGTATCTGCTTTTTTAAGGAACTCTTTTCCTACTGATAAAACATAATCTTTAGTTAAATCAGCAGAAGTTTCCTTAACTTCTTCAATTGATTCCAGTTGAGCTGTTTCTTCTTTTGGCATTGGTGCTTCTTTAACTTTCTCTTGTACAATTGATGAATCTACTGTTGATAGTTCAGTGTTTAACACACGTAAATTGTTATTTAATAGTTTTAATTCTTCAAAAATATCTTCTAATATTGCCATTGATTAAATCCTCCTACCATTTCATGACTAAGTTAATTAGTCTGTCCTGTTCATCTGTGTTCTCTTCAATCCATTCGTTTATAACGTCACGCATTGCATCCGTCGCAAAATATAGTTCGCTTAAATCTACAACATGAAATGATTTAAGTGGAATATTATTCATATCCTTGATTTGTATACTGATACCGTCATGTTTTTTCATCGCAGACACTTTAAATTCAAACCCGTTAAAGCTGATAATTTTATTTTTTATCTCACCAAATTTGTAATACATTGTTTTAGCCCTCCTTGTTATCATCAATACCGTGAAATTTTTGTGATTTACACATTTGGAGAACATTGACAATGTCTTTATAACTCTTAGTGCTATCCAATAAGGAAGCAAGATCGAAAGTATGACCAATCACAGAACTTGAACCTGCTAAATAATCTCCGTCGATAACTCCTATTGATGAGAAAAGCAAAATATCAAATTTACTTTCTCCCTTAATTTCTTTCGCTAATTCATACAATTCTCCGCTTTTTTCAGATAATAAGTCTTTTACTTCTTCCTGAGTCATGTCTTTATATTTTTTAGTCATTGTTGACTTCCTCCTCGTTTTCTTCGTCCTCCTCGTTATCTTCTTCGTTTTGTAATTCATAAATTTTGTTTTTTAGTTTTATATTTTCTTTTTCCAATTTTTCGTTTTTTCTTTCTTCCGCAAAATACTTACCTCTGTAAGTATCTTCTTCTTTATCTTTAACAGCCTTTATTTCAATAAGTTTTCTGTACTCGTTCAATGTGATTGTTACTGTCAATTCTTGATTTGCTACAAAGTTATCTTCTTCATTTCTGTATCCTGAGAAATCTTTAGTGTAATAATGTTGTTCAGTTTTAATATTTTCAGCCATAGTTGACTACCTCCGTATATTTTGATTTAATTAAGTTGTATATTTTGATAAATGTTTGTCACTGTTACTTGTTGACGCAAGTAGCAGTTTTTTTATTCTTCATAAAAGTATTCTTTGTAGTATATGAATGTTGCGATACTTGCGAATCCCGCAATTGACCATGCTGTAGTGAAGTACAGCAATGGCATAAGCACAATCGCTAAGACTGTGAAGCACAGTACTGCTATTAATTAGCTTTTATATGTGTCGCTCATTTAATATCCTCCTAATACCATTTTTTATGCTTTCTGATCAAATACTCTTCCAATTTAGAAATATTAATCAGAGTGCCTGTTGGTGAATAATCAATGTATAAATTTTCTACACCTAAATTATCTTTGCGGTAATATTTCAACCAGTTGTATACTGTACTTCTACATACTCCAAACAATTGATGGATTTGTGTAGGTGTTGCGTATAACTTTTTCACAAATTTTTCTTCGCCTCTATATGTGTTTTCTGGTGTTGGTGGTACTATGATTTTTGGCATCTCTATCACTCCTTTCGATAAATGTTAAAGTTTGTTATTATTCGCTCTGTATTGAAGTTCTCTATCTAATGCATAGAAAACTTTGTTTATTTCTAAGTAGCTGTAATCACCTTTTTTAATACTTCCTAATATTTCCTTTCTTAGTCGACGTTCATTTTCTGTTAAAGATTCTACTGACGCATGATCTCTTCTGAAAATCCTTGGTATGATTATGTCTAACCCTTCTGATTTTTTGTTCATTTGTTGTTCCACCTTTCGTGTATAATGTTGTTATCAACCTAAGGAGGTGATAAGTATACATAAGAGATTGCTCACTCAATATTTAGATAAAGAAATCGTTACTTCTTTAGATTTACATTTAATTAATGGTGAAGTTATTAAAGTACAAGAACATATAAAAGATGCTGAAAGCAAAACTCTACACATCATTCATCCAAAAGATAGAGTTGTCAGTTTAGATCATGTTTTGTATTTCGACATTAACGTTAAAGGTGAAAAGAATAACGATAGTCCTTATCCATCTTAAAATCCATAGTGCTTATAGTTATTTGCTATTTGTTGACAGTTATCACTGGCAAGTCCTACCTTGTCAGCTTGGTAACTGTATTGATTATTTACTTCATTTACTAATCGATTCCATTCGTCTCTTGGTATATCTTCAAGAAGTAAGAGAATCATCTTTAATTTTTCTTCGTTCATTTGTT